TCTTATCAATATCAGTTATATCAAGTTGGTTGTACATCTCTACTTTCATATCCTTTCACCATCACAGGTTCACCGGTAGTACCGTTAAACACAATACCCCAAACAAGAACATGAGTAGCATCAACACCTTCGGGTATCGGATAATCTAAATCATGTTCAGTACAATATGCTTGCACGTCTTGCCAATGCGCATCGAAAAACACATCGTTCATGTTATCTATAGTGCCATCTTCGTTGTGTATTCTAGCATAATATATATTTTTCAACTCATGTATGACAACTTCAGGTACAGGAGGATAAGTAACTGTAGATATTTTATTTCGGTGAACAATCTTCATTGACACAGTGTCATCATCAAGGTTAAACTTGTAACCGAACCAAGGCATCAAATCTGTATATACGTTTAAATCTACATTATATCTTGAATGTGGAGGATGTGAGTGTACAAACTCATTGATTCTACTAAAATCCGCGGCCGCTGAAGTGAACATCTCCAGATCATAGAAACTTATTGACGATGCCGCAGTATAGGGTGGTCTATAAGGACCGTAACTCCCCACAACATTCAGAGGAGATGTTTCAAGATCATATGCCGGAAACCGTGCTTCAATAATATCAACAAGTTCTTGACCTTCAGTCTCACTAATTAAACGATCTACTCTTTTTATTTGACCATTAACATATACGTTAGCGGCAGGGTTGCCGGCACTAGGAATTAGTTGCCTATAAGAGTCCCACATTTCTGCTTTATGAAAATCATTCATAACATTGTACGACTCAGTGTAATTAATACTACCGTCATTATTTAAAACTGCGGGTGTTCTATAACGAGTTGAACCGTCCGTGTTATTCAGAAAACAATACCATATGCTAAGATCATACCAATCTTGCTGATATATTAAATCATTTGCATCTATATTATTCATAATGTATTACCTTGTTTCTACTCTTCCGGTTAAGAATAATTCTAAAGTGTTGTTAGTATGTAGCGTAGTACCCGTACCTAATGTTCCGGTGTACTCTTTAATTACTGTCGTTACATACAAATTCGCAGTTTTTGTTGAGAGCGAAGAGACTTCACCCGCAAAGTCAAATCTTGTAAAACTATTATTGTTCGAAGGTTGTTCCCCTAATTTAAACCATTGATTAGATGCATTAGTCCAGGTAATTCCATCATATGAAGGATTAGTAGAAGGATCGTAGTGTATTCCACCAGTCATGGTAGCACCCATGGTTCCAACAGAAGCACCCGGAGTATATAAAGTCGTTCTAGCAGAGTTAGTGTATACTCTGACCAGCATTTGATAGTCTTTACCATCATCAGGACCACGCGCTTCTGGAGGAGAAATATACGAGTCATTACTGCTAACGCCTTGGTACCCAAACATGCCATTATTGAAGAGGTACATAGCAATGGCAGGGTTGGCATTTTCTCTGCCCCAACTATAATCCTGACCAGTATCAGAACCAGATATATAGGTCTCTGCAATCTGAACTACTATTGGATTAGTGTCTGCAATAGTAACAGTTGCGGCAGTGGCAAGACCAAGATTCGTGCCGCTGAAGTTATACTGAAATTCATTATCAAAAACACGCATGGTATAGACATCATCCGCATAATCACTGTTCTCAAGAGTATCTAACTCAAAGGTGCCAGAATTGCTTGAAACTGCTACAGTACCATAAATCTCAGTTGCGTCAGCAAAGTTATCAGGAAACGCAAACTTTATATGCTCGCCTGTAACTGTTGCCCTAGTTGTGGGATCAGACATTGTGAGATAATCTGCAAATACGCCAGTAACTGTGCCCGGTATATTAGCATCATCAGTTGACATTCCTATTTCTACATCGACTTGCGATCCTTGGTGATTAATTTGTGATGTGCCGGAACCAAGACCGAAAGGAACATCGACAGTTTTAACTAGTGCAGGATCGTACCAGTAGTAAGTACCGTCTTGAATGTTAGTTCCACTAACAGTATATGTTATAGTATCGCCTTCATCACCAGTCGTAGCGTTAGGTGTCAATGTCATTGCAGGTGCTTGATCAAGTAGATTGAACGTGAGTGTATCAAGTACTGTTCCGCCTAGAGATGCATAGTTACCAGTAGATAGTTTAGCAGTAACAACTTGCGAACCTTGATAGGTATTACTATTCGTTGTTGCGAAAGAAAGACTGTTAGGATACTGACCATTAGTAACATTTTTCTGTTGTACAGGGAATCTTCCTACAACACCGGAACCAGTAATCTCTACATAATTCGTCTGTAAATTCGGTTGATTGGTGTCTGCATTAATAAGGAGAAATGCAGTCGCACCTTCAGTAATGCTAGTACTCTGTCCGTGATTGGCAGGATTCAGAGTAAGGGTAAATGTCGTGGCAGAAGTATCATTTACTGTGACAGTTCCACTAGACACAACAGGAGGTACACTTCCATTCGGAGACAATGCTACAAGAACATTGAATGCTTCCGCACCTTCGGTAAGTGAATCATTAACTAAATCGACAACAATAGTACCAGTACCGCTAGTTACAACAAATGAACCTCTATTGGTATTTGTACCTATAGTACCAGCAAAGTCTGCCTCTTGTATTGTATACCCAGAATATGTTGGAATATACCAATAGTATGTACCATCTGCCTGATTCGTGGTAAAGGTGAATGTAACTTGACCACCTTCATTGACCGAAGAGACGCTAGGAGATAAAGCATATGAAGTGTTAGTGCCTTGTATCACATAAGGGATAGATGCTAGAAGATTACCACCGGTCTCCGCATCATATAGACGTGCAGTAAATGTCTCATCACCAACTTCACTATCACTTGCAATTGTCAACTGCTTGACTGTATCACCCGGATCGTTAATAACAGTTGATGAGCGTGTACCTGTCTGCGGAGGTGTTACTGTGAAATCCGCATTAGTAGTTGTGCCGTGAAGTATTTCAAACCATACGGTAGAAGGATCAGGAATATTTGTTCCGTCTACTGAGAAAGTGATTGTATTACCTTCTACAGCAAATTCTGGATCAGATGTCATTCCCCATACTGGAGTCACATCAGTTAAATCAAATGTGGTCTGTACTGAAATATTAGTTACGTTATTGGTTACAGTGACAGTAGGCGTTACAGTTCCTTGATATAAATCACTAACTTCAGTGGGTATAACTTTAACGAATGTACCACCGCCTTCAGAGGGAACAACAAAGGTGTCTGTAAGAGGTGCGATTCGAGAATCACCATTCGTTATAACATATGTCAGCGAGTCCCCGATTTCTGCTGGATTTACAGTGATATTAAGTACGAGCGATGCACCTTCAACTATATCGTCAGCACTAATTGTAAAATCACTTGCTACTTGTGTTACAGAAACTGTTGTACTTGCAACTTGTAACTTCTTAGAGTCTCTAATATTAACAGTAAATTCTTCGTCGGGATCTGATGCTCCATCAATAATAGTTTTAAGTGTGAACGAACCAATTCCACCAGATAAAGTTACTAATGCCGCACCACTCTGTAGATCCGCGTCTTGTTGAGGAGGAACACTGAAGTCTGAATCGTTTGTGTCACCATGAACTACATGATAAAACAAAGTAGTCTCACCATCGTAAGGAGTGTTTGTTCCTGTGACTGTCCATGTTATAACATCACCTTCAAGTGGCGACGAGGGATCTGCAACTAAAGAGTAAGATGGTTCGACGTTGTTAATAGTAATAAGCGTACTGTCTAATGATCTGCCTTCATGATCAATAATATTCAATGTATAGTTGTCGCTACTAGCACCACCGTCACTATCAATCCAACTTCTTATTGAGAAAGTTGCGCTATCATCGTTGATATTTATTAACGCAGGTCCTGCACTATCATTTAGCAGTGGTATTTTACTACTAATTGCGGGGTAACGATTGTTAGGACCGTGTGCGGGTATTGTCAATGCGTTGAGAGGAAAGTCTGAGTCAGTAGTTGAACCGTGAGTAACATAAGCATATACAACACCTGTGCCTTCGGGTACATTATTGCCGATAATCTGAAAAGTTGTTGCTTGTCCTTCATCAGTAGGACCGTCATTAGTAATCGAATATGACATAGCAGTTCGTTGTATACTGCCAGCACTATCATCATCTAAAATAATGTTACTAATATTATTACTAGAAAGTAATACTTCACTGCCAAGATACATTCCTGCAGGATGTACAAACTTCTTAAATACTTCTGACCATTGTGAGATAGGTATACCTACACGAATAAGCAAAGCATATGTTTGATATAGTTTATCATCTGTAAGATAGTTTAGATAGTCCGGACCAATGCGCGAGTCATTATCCGATACGTTAAATATGTCTTCTTTAGGATAAAGAACTTCTGCATCCAAACCATAGAACGATCTGAAGAACCATTCAATAGCAAACTTAGAACCTTTTGCGCGAAACAGTGTGCTAGAAAAGTTTGCGGCAGCACGTTTCTCTGCTTCGGATTGTCCAAAACCTTCGAAGTAATTTTCACCTAAAAGCAACTCGTCTTCAATAAATGAAAGTAATGTTACATCAGTTTCATTGATATCACGAGATGCGAATAGGTGATTGAGAAGTTCGGTAGACTCGTACTGACCTTGCCACTCATAATACTCCTCAAGAAGTTTTATGAACTTCGGATAAGCAGTAACAAAATGCTCGGGAAGAACGCCCTGCACCTGCGGTTCGCGCAGATTGAGATGTCTCCGCCGCTTATCTGTAAAAACGTTGTGCATTAAGCGCCTACTTGACTATTGAGTGTTTTAACTGCTAGTGCTAATCTGTCTATCGCGTCTTTAACATTTGTTGGCGCGGGTGTAGTCCATAGTCCTGCACTATCTGTAGTGTAACCAAGCAAGTTACCTAAACCAGAGTATGAACCCGCAGTTAAGATATTTGTTTGTGGATTGTATGATAGTTGTGTATCAGTTCTCGCACTATCTTCGCCCGTAACAATACTTGTCATTACTGGATATAGTGTAGTGAGTGTAGGTCCAGCAGAATCAATTTTAATTAGATCAGATGTGTGTGTCGCAAGATATTGAACAACAGACTGAGTTGTAGTTAAAGCACTATCACTCAGATCATAACCACCCGCAGAATCTACAATCGAAGTTGCATAGGTGTTGTTGACATAATCACGTAAGATACCAAAGTTAATTGTACCTGAAGTAGAGATGTCACCACCAGCGATAAGTTCGTTAGCAAGAGTAAGATCACCATTCGGAATGACAATACCGCCATCAGCAGAGTCTCGCAGTTGTTTTGCTAGATGATTTAACAAAAGACCGCGAGTAATCTTCTTAGTTGATCCAGTACTTACGTCATTAATAACAATAACATCAGAATCAACCGCTGATGTTAGTACTGGTAGTGCCGATATTTTAATATCTGCCATTTCTATTCTTCCTCAAATACTTTCTGTTATTTAGACTTAGTGTTAAGCGCCTACTTGTCCGTTTAATGTTTTTAGCAATAATGCAAATCTGTTGACCGCAGAGTCAAGAGTTGTTGGTGCGGTACCATTCCATAAACCTGCGCTATCTGTAGTATACGCGATGCCGGTATTCATCAAATTCTGCAAAGGATTGTATGTTAGATTGAGATCCACGTTAGTGTTATCGTTACCAGATGCTGCCGAACCCAAGTGAACATAGTATGTTGCACTATCATTAATAGTGGTAACTCCTACGTTGACCGCGTTAGTGGCATTAGTAGCAGTAACATCAGTTATGTTCGAACCATTACCTGCGAGATTCGTTGCAGTCAATGTATTAGTGGCAGCATCAAATACGATACCACCATCAACCGATACACTATCAGAACCTGTCTGGGTCGCTTTCATCATTACATACTGTGTGCCAGTAGTAGGATTAAAGTTAGAGTTAATCTTTGTTGCAGGTACTTCGGTGAGTAGTTTACCTTCACCAGAGAAAGCACCAACAGTTAATAAGTTGCTTAATGGATTGTACAGTAAACCCGCATCTGTGTTTACACTATCTACACCAGTCGCACTCTGAACAAATAGAATGGAGTGTGAAGCATCTACAGCAGAAGGAAGTACATTCAATGCGTTAGCAATACTACCACCACCAGGAATAGGTAAGTTAGTAAGTAAAGAACCATCACCAGAAAATGCTGTTGAAGTTAATCTACCGTTCGATGCGTTATATGTTAATGCGGCATCAGCGGCAAGAGTTGCTTGTAATCCAGTCTGAGCAGTGCCCATGAAAGGATATAAAGTTGTCTCTGAGGCGGCAGTAGTAGTAGCAATAGTGTCAGCATATTGTGCTTGAGTCGCATTACTTGCATTCGCTGCGCTATCAGCGGCAAGAGCGAATGTAGCAAGAGCAGAAGTCAAAGAGGACGTAGCGACTGTTGCACTATCAGCATTAACAGCATAAGTTGCATTTGTAGCAAATAAAGCACTTGCTGCCTGTGTAGCACTGTCAGCATATAAAGCATGAGTTGCTTCGGTAGCAAAGTTTGCGCTGTCAGCATTAGTTGCACTATCAGCAAGAACACCTGTTAGTAACGAACCGTTACCAGCAAAGAAAGGAGAAGTTAATACACCAGTATTTGGATTAGATGTTAAGTTGCTCTGAGTATGTACACTGTCAAGACCAGTCGCACTGTTGCGAATCATCAGATAATATGGATTAGCATCAACGCCCGCATCAACCGCATTCACGACAGGATCATTCTGTGGCAAGTTAGTTAAAGCAGAACCGTTACCTTCAAATGCAAGTGCAGACAAAGTACCTGTAGTAGCATTATATTGAAGTGAACTACTAATACCAACAGAATCATACGATCCACTTACACCATTACCAAAATGAATAGACGCTTCGGTAGATGTTGTGTCGTTAGCGATCTTTATAGTATTCGCTCTTTCAGCAGTCTGACCAAGAAGTAAATCTGATGCTTTGATTTGCTTGGTCACGTTAGTGCTAGTATCTACTATAATTAGAACGTCATCTGATGCTGGTGCACCAATTGCCGAATCTAAGTCTGTTATCTTTACGCCTGCCATTGTTATTCCTCAGAATATGTTTTCTATAATTCTATTTATAGTGTTTTAAGTCACGGTTATCGTAACTGTTGCAGTTTCTACTTGTCCTGTACTTGGTGTCACTCTATATGTGAATATATCGACTCCTGTAAACCCACTATCAGGAGTATAACGAATTATTCCATTCACTGAATCTTGTATTGCTACTACACCATTATCTGGTGCACCACCTGTCGGTATAGAGTAGACAATAGAAGTAGACTCGAATGAATCATTAGCACCAACATCAATATCAATTGATAATGCAACACCAGTGTCAATTGACGCTACAACATTGATAGCATCATCAATCGCATTAGTTACCGTGACGTTGATTGTCTGTTCGAGTTTTGTTCCGTCTACTAGATTTACATCAAGTACGAATGAGTCAGAACCCGAGAAATCTGGATCAGGAATATATGACCAAGTACCAGTAGCGTTAAACCCACCCGAAGGCGTTACTATAGTTGTATCAGCATTAGCAATTGCGGTGCCATTTGTAGGAGCAGTGCCGATTGTAAATGAGGTTACTCTACTCTGCGCATTAACAATCTTGAATGCTTGTGTTATTGTGCCACCATCTTCGTTTGCTAGTGTACCACTCGTACCTGTTATAATGTTACCTACCAAAGATGTAGTGAACAAGTCATTGCCTTCTAAATCTTTAACGTTAATATCAGCACTTGTTATAATAGTACCTGATGCCGCAACACCCTTATACAAACTGATCTTCATTTCGAAGTCAAGTGTATATATGATAGAACGTCTATTCTCAACCTGACCTTCATAGTCATCAGAGAAAGTGATACCCGTCATTGTTATGGGGGTGTCTTCCTTGACATCGTACTCCGATAAAGGTTTTACTGTTACAGTATACTGTGGTGTGAAATAGGGTAGAATCTGTTCTATAATTTGTAATACATCATCCTGACTTTTACCATACACGTTCAACTGAAAGTTTACATTGTATGGAACAGGAGTGTATAGTTGTGTTGCTGAACCAGTATACGTTGTCGGCGCTTTAACACAATTGTTCATCTTAGGTAATTGTCTTACTGGATCATAATTCATTGCTATGATCTCAAATGACATTCTAGGCAGTTTCAATGCTATCTGTCTTTCGTTCGTCTCACCGTTAAGCATATTATCCATGCGTGTGAGAAAGTCGCGCTTTGGTGCATAAGATAAAGGAACTTTTACTTGACTAATAACTTCGCCTGCGGTATTCTTACGTATGACGTTTATGTTATTAAACAATGAACCGAATACAGCAACTGCTTTTCTAATTCTTTGGTGATAGAAGTGTGAACCTAACATTATACTGGATCTCCAAACGGATTAGACTCAGAGAAGTCGATGAAGTCTGTTGCAACCGTATCAAAGATTGCATTCTGATTATCCACTTCTAAGTTCTCGCTGCCAACTGATGTTGGGGTTTCACTGATTCCTGAACTCTGTCCTACTACAGGTAATGATGCTGCCCAACTATGATAAAGACCATCGGTGGCACCACCGTGAGAAACATAGACCTTATATGTTCCTGGAACAGAAGCATCAATATTAACAATCTCACCATTCATAGTGAAAGTTGCATTGACCTGTGATATCTCTTCGCCAATCTCAAACTTACTATTTGCTACACTAAATGTTGTCTCATCAAATATAAGCGTAGAACTGTATGCGTGTACAGTCTCAATTGCATCGATCTCTCCAACACCCGTATCAAAATCTTCGTCGTTGTATTCAAACAATTCACATCGCATACGGAACACAGGAAGATTCTTTAACTGATAGAATGGTGTCTCGTCTTCTACTTTTTGAATCTCGAAGATAGAGTTAGACAATGTTAAGACAATCAAATCGCCTTCTCTCGGACGATAGAACGGTTCTTCTAAAGTGTTTTCTATAGAAGCAACAGTGTTCAACCATCGGCGTCTTGCCATAATGAATGTGGCAGCATCTCGAATCTCTACTCCAAACTTAGCGAACAAGTCACCTTCACCATCAAATCCTTCGACACCTTCTATGTACATTTCTATACGGTAAGCATTGTCGAATCGTGAAGTGCTATCGTCACCAAAGATTGTATCTCTGTTGACCAGTTCACGCGGGACATAGTAAACGTCCTGACCATACATCTTCAAAGACTCAATAATGATATCTTCGTAGAGAGTCTGCTCAGACTTTCTGCCCTGTGAGAAGTAAAGATTAGTTGCCATGTTATCCTATCAGAAAGTCAACTGGGAGTTCTTGTTCGAGACGTAATTTCTCTTCAAGTTTCTCGATTTCAGCAGTCGCGTCTTCATACAATTGACGACCACTAATAGTAACACCACCCGGCAATTGCATTCCCTCAAACTTGGACATATTAACGCCCCACTGCTGTTTGATTAATTGTGTGGTATAATCTTTCATGAACATATCATTCCATATGCTCAAGTGTACTTCCGGATCAATGATCTGATATACTTCAGCAATAACATAATCGCCTGCTTTAATATCTCCGTCAGCAAGATCGCCGTCAATGTATAGACGACCTTCTCTACGTGAGTGGCGTACTTGAGGCATTCCACTTAGTTGCTGATCAATCATACTTAGATATTGTTCCATCTGATATATGTACGATAGATCGCCCGCAAAACTATAGAAGTCTGCCATATTGTTTAAATACATCTGATACTTTAGATCAAACATATTGCCGCCTGAACCAAACGATGAATTCAGAGGAAACAATCTCTTTACCCACTGAATGTTTGCGTTTAACGGAATGTATCCATTAGTAACATCAGTACTAGTTACTTCGTGCTTGAGATAAGTTCTAAGTGTTGCATCACTATGAAACTCTTGATATTTTTGAAGAGCGTCATCAACCTTATCTTCAACTTGATCTATATCAACATTGATTTCAATTACAGGTTCGCCCAATCTACGTAGAGCGAAGTCGATTAAATCTTGTCTTGAATCTGGCGATGCCATTTGTTACTCCAATGTTTATCTGTTATTTATGCACCCCAGAGAGTAGCACCTACTGAGTCATAAATTACTAATTGTCTTGCCGAAGCGTCAAAGTAGCGACTCGCTTCGATATCACCCTCTACATGTATACCCGCGAAAGTTACGCTGTCTGTACTAGTAGCACCTCGACTGGTTACAGATTGTAGTGTGTCTTGCTCTGAATCGAGATAAGCAAGATTGCCCAATTCTCTGAACGATACAGAGTCTTGTGCAGAAAGTACAAGCACGTTATCGGTCTCTTGGTCCCTATCAATCTGAGTTAAAGAAAGATTACCAAGAGTAAGTCTATTACTAAAAGCATTATATGTTAATGCACTATCAACTTTGGCACTATCTCCGCCATTTAGTACACTTACAAATGTAGGATAGAATGTTAAGTCTTGATCGGTCGATACAACCTGAGTTAATTCAATTGTTCCATCAAGAATATCTGTTGAGATGGTACGTGTAACAAGTCTATTTGTGGTGGGTTCTAAGAATAAACCGAATGTAGCAGTGACAGATGCATCTGTATTATTGATAACAACTTCGCCATCAATAGTTACTGAATCAAATAAAGATGGTCCTACTACTGCAAGACCTGTCTCAAAGTTAGTTAGACGATTAAAGTTCCATGAGTTGTCTGTAGATGCATATGTAATACCCGCATTAGCACCTGCAACTGTAATACCAGCACCTTCTGCTTCAGCATTGTTAGTCGCATTTCTAGCAATAACTATGTTTAGATCATCGACTTCTAATGTTGCGGTATTAAGTATTGTTTGTGTGCCACTAACAGTAAGATTACCAGCAATTACTACACTATCAGCATATAGTCCACCGTAGAAGTACGAGTAGACTTGTGTGCTATCGCCTCGTGCGGTGACAGTTGCTAGAGTCTCGTTTGCTGTGTCAGCAAATGCACCTGCACCAATCTTACGAACAACAACACTATCTGCATTAGCATCAAAAGGATTGTTCTTTACGAATAGTGCATATTCGTCGCCAACTTCACCGGAATCTAGTGACGTGAAGTTAAGGGCATTAAGCGTAAGTCTTGATATGTCCCCCCAAGAACGAGTACCATCAGCAAGAGACGTGAGAACTTGACCGTCAGTTGTCGGATTACCAGGACTCGGTTCTACCTGATCGAGAGTGATATACTCATATCTTGCTGAATCGAGATCCTCTACTGGTCTGGTGGATACACCACCTGTAAGAGAAGTGCCCGAAACGCTTATTGTATTAACCATTTAATGATTCCAAATAACTTAGAGTTAATTGCAGTTTGCCAGCACCCGCCGCATTAGTTGAGCATCGGATAACACCGTTTTCTTCAATAATTAACTTACCTGTAATCAGACTTACTGCATCACGAGGCGCAACTCGATAACCTTTAATCAAGTGAACTGCTGGTGCTGCCAGTGACAGCGACTGTTGCATATTAACCTCGAAAGTACCAGTACCAGCAGAGTCGATATTCGCTACCTGCGCCATCAACACAATCGCCGTGATTCCGTTGGGTGAAGTATAGACTAAATCGCTGTCGCCAGTAAGCGTATCTTTACCAACAACAGTAACAGAAGTTGACTTAAACGTATTGAGTGGAGTTGCCATTTTTCTTTAACCTTCTAGTGCTAGAATATATGGAGTTAGAATAGCGTATAGAGATCGTTCAAACGTCTCACCTACAATTCTACCTTCTTGTCTTTTAATTGTCAGTTCTGCACCAATTCTAAAGTCGCCTAACTGATCCGTCGATGTGAATACTACTAAACCTTCGTTTGTGTCAACATCGTATACTACTTCGCTTTCTGGTATTGGTATACCACCATTCTGAGGAATAGCAGTAAACGTGTTAGTTCCAGCACCCACATATTCAAATGTGTGCGAAGATGATGTGATCTGAGATCGCTGTCTGAACGTTATCTCTTGATTTGCTAATTTATTACTATTCAGTCCAGGTTCGAAAGAGATGTCATATACACCACCACCAACAGAATCAACACCCAACACTGTATAATAATATTCTTCACTATCAAACTTCATTGCATCACCGTAGTTTGGCAACTTAGTTTGACCGACAGTTCCGAAATAATCAGCACTATCTCTATTTATCACATTTGAAATACGAATTGTATCATCATACAAAAGTTGATTGTTATCAAGTACACCGTCATACAGTACTTGAGAACTACCGCGAGCAATTAGTCCGAAGTCACCAAACGAGGAGTTACTGTTCGTAATAGAACATTGTCCACCAGTTTCAGCAAGAATAGAAGTCTGTGTTGAGATTGTAAAGATAGATACTAACTGTGCGTAACCACGATTCAAGAGATACGTACCGATACCACCGGCATTGTACTGTGTGAATGCGTCTGATACCATCGACTTCAATCCAGAACATTTAGATCCGTCAATCTTCATACCGATACCATCGTTGGTAATAGAAGTACAGTTCTGAACGTAGGGTGATTGAACGATGAATGGACCAGCGCCAGCACTATCTACTTTGGGATCATATGCTACACAGGCAGCAAAGTTCTGATGGTCTCGGAAAGTAACGTCTTTAATGAAACAACCATTATCCATATAGAATATGTCAGAGTCAACGCTCTTTGGTCGAATAGTAGTCGTTCTCAAGTTGTCACCAACAATTGCTGTCTTAGGTGGTAACTTAATAGGATTGTTTACCTGATAATCACCAGACTTCAAGAAGATTGTAGTGTCACCAGTATTCTTAGCAGACTTTACCGACTGAAGAATAATCTGATCTTCGGTATCTTTAACTGAAGAAATAGCAGTTCTTAACTCAGCACTTACTCCTCGACTTGTCAGAATAGGTTCAACAGCGGCAGGTAAACTATTAAGATTACCAGCAACTAATGTGTCAATTAATATGTCATCGAGTAATGTTGTTAAAATAGTACTTTCGGTGGAAGTAGCATACTGTCCAGAATTGCCAGTCTCATCTGCCGAAGCAGTAATATTACTAGTTAGACTGTTAGTGAAAAGTTCAACTAGTACATCTCTCATATGTTCATATGCGGCAACTGTTGCAGGAACTTCACCATCGCTCAACTGACTTACAGCACCGATAAAATAGGCGCGGGTGTTAATAGTGATGGCGTGAGTACCACCATATAATATGTCGAATGTTAGACCATCAACAATAAATCCTATGTCTCTGCGGCATAGAGTTTCATCGTATGATGCTAAAGGATAGTTTGCAGTAATGAATGCTATAAGTTCACCTTTTAACCATTCTCGATTGTTCTGGAGAATGATGGCAGCATCGTCAGCATCTGCTGTAGGTAATACCGCAGGAGGCGGAAAGACTAGATCGTCATGTGCCTGCTCTGTACTCACCTTGCCGTTAATAAGAATATCTACTATTTCTGACCAGTGAGCATTGTTTCTATACAATGCTCCTGTAATACCAGTACTTGCTTTTACTTCAGGAACAGAACCGACAGCGCCTCGTGCTTGGTTAAACGCTACTCTAGTAGGTTGTAATTGCTGTGTTGTAACTTTAGTTGATCCTGCTCTTTGATAAGCGTGACCAGATGTTACTGCATTATAGTTTGTTCCGAAAGCAATGTCAAGATACAGTCCGTCAAAGATGTAACCTAAGTCACGACTACATAAAGATTCGTCAAATGCAAATGTTTTTAGAGTGGTGACTGTAGATACAGCAGAGTCAAGAGTTTTGAAAGAGTCGCCAAGAGAAGTACCTGAATTACCAAACTCACCAGATTTAGAAACATAAAAAACATTCTCTACTGCATCTTCACCTACTTGAACTATATCAACTACGCCAAACTTATCACGCTTGAGGTACATTTTACCTTCGTGCGTGTTGATCGCTATTTCACCAAGACTAATGTCTGAAATACCAGGCAACTGACCTGGGACATTAGTTCTTCGATTTAGTAACTTAGTGGTTGACATTGATATTATATCCTGTTATAATGCTCTTAGTGTTTCTATTTAGTGTCTTTAAATTACCCTGGATACGCTGAATCATTACCAAAGAATCCACCATCAAGTATATTCACACTAACTGCACCATCGACTACTGTAAATTGTTTGGCAGTTTGAGAAGAATCTCCTGCAATCGCATTAAACGATGCAACACCCAGTACTGCCGAATCTGTTGAGATAGCACTTACTGTTAAAGTATTTTCGCTATCACTGTATAATAAAGAAATCGCACTACCTGGTGTCAGTAATCGATTAACACTACTATCAATATATTGTTCAATCTGTACGCTATCAACGTAGAACTCGCCATTTGCATTAAGAAAAGTTCTACCGTTTACGGTTAAATCACCGTTAACTAAAGTTGAATCAAGTGTAACATCCAGTACAAATGTAGTGTCGCCATCTACAATTAGATTACCGGATATTCTAACATCAGAATCAAATAATGCGTTGTTTCTTACAGTTAATGGTCCAATGTCTGCTGAATCAAGAGTTGTTGTTCCAGTTGCTGTAAGATTAATTGCTGTTAATGTATCTACAATTAAAGAGTCAACTCTACCATTCGAGTCAACAATTAATGCACTGTTAGCAGTATTAATACCTGCTTGATGATTAAGAAGATTTGTGAAGTAAGAACCACCAATAACTTCAAGCGATTCTGATCGAACAGTTCCATCGGGATAAGTAGAGTCTGCTCCTACACCGATGTATAATCTCTGTCCGCCATTACCAAATCCATCTGTAGCAGAATCAACTAACCATGAGTACGCCATCTCACCAGAGCGAAGATAAGGTGGTTCTCCACTCGTTGCGCTTCTACGTGTTAGTATTAGACCGTGTGCGGAATCAGAAGGATAGTATTTACCATCTATAATCTGATTTTCGTTTAGTAACTTATTTGATTCCCATGCATCAGTAATCGCATTGTATATTAATAGATCGCCACTGACTGCTCCGGTAGTGTCAATACCCGCGATGTTGTCAATGTCTAGACCTTCAGCACCGGCGGCAACTACGCTAGTAATAGGTATGCCGACAACAACACGTTTTACCTTCGTGAGATTTCCGACGACTACTTTATATGTCTGATCTATTGGTGCTGGCATGGTTAACCTTTATGTTGTTACTGAAGGGGTGATAGTGATAAGTCCTTCCATCACCCGTTCGACGATAGTGTTACTTGTGTCACTATCAATATGGGATATTTCAACATCATAAACGTAACGCTTCTTAGGATTAAGTGCGGCAGTGACTGTGTTAGTCAAAGAAAGGTTAACAATGCCACTCGTTGGTGGACTTGCCACTAAAGAAACAAAAGTAGTTTTGTCAGAGTCTTTAGCATCATAATGAGTGCCAAGTTTAGCAGTTACATTATGTCCTGTCAAGTCTTTTATTGAGTTATCGACATTAACCAGATGCAGTTCAACAGAAACATCTGTGCCTTGATTAATTGTTAATACTTCGTAGTGTGCCATTCGTCTTTATCCGCTATACTATTGAGATATTTATAGGTTTATTTATAAGAGTTTAGACGTGTATATCTTCAATTACCCAATCTTGTATACCTAAAGACATCTCTGATCGATCTAATACAAAGGCAATTGTCATACGTATTCCGCTTTCACCATTACGTGCAGTGTGATATACTAGGGATTCGGGTCCATCTTCATATGCACCGAAGTGTCCTGCTTTACATTGCCAACCTTTAACATCAGGAATGTGAATCATTTTCTGATTGACTGGATCCCAATGCTTCCACCAACCATCACCAGTTTCACTGTAAGTGAATATAAAGTTATATGCCGAAGCATTCGCATTGTTGTGCCATGAGATATAACCACCGGGCGGATATACAGAGAACAGAGCATTCTTTTTAAGATTGAAAGCGGTCTGTATATTAGTCATCAACTTGCCATGATGATCTGCAACTTCTGCTATCTTTCGATCAATATGTGGATTACGAGGATCAAACCTATAATCTTGATTGAATGAATAACTAGTAACGAAAGCGGGGAACCCATCATGTTGTCTGCCCTCGCCCTTAATCTGCTCGAAATATTCTTGACCAGTGTACCAATCTGCTTTATCTAAATCATTTATCTTAGAAGGAATAACAGCACTGTAGTTCTCTTCCTTAGTAAACCAAAGTGCTTCGTTCAGAAGATTAATTGCATAATCATTCAGTGGTATATTTTTCATCATATTTAAAAATCCAGTTGCTTTGCTCCAGAAGAAGAATAGTGTCTCAATACGACAGGATCCTTGTTGTGATCATATTTATATTTGGAATAAAAGTTCCACCGAGCATCGTCTTCTAGTATACCGACTTTCAAATCTTTGTACTTAGGTTCTTTATTGACTAACCACCACAGTGAGAATTGATCCCATCTCTTCAGAGTTGCAGGATAATTTTCTAAATCTTCGGTCACTCCATCTTCTAATGTTGGCCACCAAACTTTACCGTACTGAGCAACAGTCAAGTCATACCAATCTTGCATGAATGAACGAACTAAGGGTTTACGCATATCATATAGACAAACACCACCACACAATTCAAATCCTGCTTTAGTGCCGTCTGGTTTTCTTGCACCCTCGAAGAACACCTCGGCATAGCAATAATGCCTATCAGCAGGTAAACCAGTAAACATCAAATCGTGTCCATCAAGTTTATCAAAGATAGTTGCAATGTCTTCATGTTCACATTCTATATCAGCATCGACATAAAACGTTATATCATACGGAGACTTTGCCATACCAATCAGTTTTGCTCTAGCATGATCGTCGCAGAATATAACATTGTCTGCAATTCTTTCTTGTCCGTCAAGAAACTTTTCTTCTACTACAAATGTAATCTGTGCTTCAGGATAATAATCTTTGATTGACTCCATCAAATTAATGGCAGAGACATAAAAAAACTTCTTTCGTGATGCTACAATAACATAACCTTTAGTCGGTTCGCTCATCTTCATCTACCTTTTTAAAATAACCAAGTTCACTTCCAATCACTAATGCTGCCAATGCATTCATTTCAATAACATTCTTCGCCCTACGTAGTTTAGAACGCAACTCGCGATTTGTTGAGTTCTTGATCTCATCAATTTCGAATGCTTGTAGTTTGGCATTAAAGAGTTGTTCAAGTTCGTGAGATTTTTTACGTTGCTCGTGTATAGCACGTTTCTCTCGATCTTCTTTCTCTTTAGTATCCTTTCGAACTTGCGTATTAGCATCAATCTTTGCTATACCATGCTGTGCGATACACTGCTTGAACTGAGGACATTCTGAACCGTCCGGCAATATCTTACGTAGTTCAAGAACGTCTTTCTTTCTACCTCCTTCTGGTATAGGAGTTAAGCGAATACATTTAAGTATTGTCTTTTCTTCGTTTTCCCAAAATCCATTGTCTAAAAATTCCACTGTCATTATGCTACCCTTACATATAATGTGTATGTTTCAATTTGTACTGGATTAGCAAGTAACTTGCCACCAACACCGTATAATATAGATGTTTGATAATCTATCGCATAGTCTTGAGTATATGTTCCTGTGTAATCAGCATCTTGATAGTTCTCTATTGCATCGACATTATCGTAGTCAGAAGAATAGTCAGTAGAATAATCAACATCGTCATAAGAGGAAACGTAAGTCTCTTCAACATCTGCGCCGTCAAATGTATCTATATAGTTGCCCAGATAGACATCCTCTTGATAGTCTACTGTGTAGTCCGTATCATAAGTTTGTTCGATATAATCAACAGTGTAAGACTCATCTACTGCATCAGCGTCATAAGTGCCTGTGTAGTTGCCAGCATATAGAGTTGAGTACGATGGAGTATAGTCACCAAGATAATCACCAACATAAGTTAGTGTGTAGTTTGACTCATAGTCTCCTGCGTAAGTAGTACCGTAATCACCTGCGTAAGTAGAATCGAAACCACCCTCATAGACTCCATCAAATCCTTGTAAGAAGTCACCTGAATATAAAGACTCATAAGTTCCTTCGTAGATTGTGTTGTAATCACCTAAGTAATTACCCTCGAAGTCAACAAGATAATCTGTAGTGTAGATTGAATCATAGTTACCTTCATATTCAATATCATCATAAGTTGATACGTAATTGCCAAGGTAGTTCTGCTCTTCGTAAACTCCAGTGTAATCTGTTACATAATCACCGCTATAGTCACCAACATAGTCGCTAATATAATTACCCACATAGTTGATGTCATCATATGCGGTTTCATAAGTTGAAGTATATTGTCCAATGAAGTCACCAATGTAAAGACTAACATAGTTGCCAGCATAATCTTGATCATCATAGTTGGACGTGTATTCACTTGCATATGTTGTAAGGTATTCTGTCTCATAGAATCCTGCATACGTTGCTAGATAATTACTCTCATAATCGCCTATGTAGTCTGTTACATAATCACCACTATAGTCACCAACATAGTCACTAATATAATTACCACCATAATCAATGTCGTCATAAGCAGTCTCATAAGTTGAAGTATATTGTCCAATGAAGTCGCCAATGTAAAGACTAATATA